GTACTACAGCGAGGGCGGCCAGGATCAGGACTGCCGCGATCCGATGCACACCATCCCGACCAAGGACCGCCTCGGCCTGGTGACCGTGGCTGGCGAGCAGTATCAAATCGCCGACATCGGCATGCGCATGCTTGAACCCCACGAGCTCTACGCTGCCCAGGGCTTCCCGAGCAGCTACGTCATTGCGCCAGTCATCAACGGCCGCCGCCTGCCCAAGCACGCACAGGTGCGCATGTGTGGCAACAGTGTCAGCCCACCCATGGCCGCTGCGCTCGTGCGCGCAAATGTGCCCGAGATGGCGAGCTGGTCCGCGTCGGAAGTCCGTCATTCCAGGGTGGCCGCTTGACCGCCTTGGCTCTCATCACCTGCAACGGGAAGACGATCCGCGTCAACCCGCTCTTGCACCCTGACCAGCTTTGCTACGGTCAGGACTGCTACCTGCGCATGCCCGGCGTGTGCCGCAACCAGCCGGACACCGTGGTTCCGTGTCACTCCAACCAGCTCCGGCACGGTAAGGGCCGGGGTTTGAAGGCAGACGACGCCATGACGGTGCCGGGCTGCTTCTGGTGTCACTACCAGTTGGACCAAGGCAGCCTGTTCACCTACGCGCAAAAGCTGGCCTTCTTCTACCGCGCTATGTGGCGCTGGGCTCCGTTCCGCCAGGTCGCCTATGGCGTGCCGGCGCTGCCGTCTCTGGAGGCCCTCGAATGAGCGTCGAGGCAATCTCCTGGGCCCTGAAGCAGCGCGTAGGCCGTTCGTCGACCAAACATGTGCTCACCCTCATGGCGAACTGCGCGAGCGCGCCTGCGCACCGCTGCTACACGTCCATGGCCTATCTGGTCGAGGCATCTGAGCTGGACCGTAAGACGGTGATCTCGTCCATCCAGAAGCTTGAAGAGCTGGGTTTGATCTCCGACGCAGGTGAGCGCACCGGCAAGACGGGTCAGATCGTCGTCTACCAGTTGCACCTCGACGCTGTGGATAACCCGTCTAAAGAGTCCCAAAAACGGAACGGTACCGAAAACGGAACGGTACCGAAAACGGATGGAAAGGGTACCGAAAACGGCGGCAAAGGGTCCCAAAAACGGACGGAAACAGTCCCAAAAACGGGACACGTAACAGAAGGAACAAAAGAAGAACAGAAAGGAACCAAGGCGCGCGCGAAGCGCGCCAGGGTGAGTGTCGACCTTCCGGACTGGTTACCTGAATCGTCCTGGGATGACTGGTTGGACCACCGGGCGGCCATGAAAGCCCCTTTCACGCGTCGTGCCGCCGAGCTGTCGATCGTCGTTCTGGGCCGTCTGCGCGATGAGGGCCATGACCCCGTTGCCGTGATCGACCAGAGCGTGCTGCGTGGTTGGACGGGCCTTTTCGCCATCCGGGCGCAGCAGGGCGGCCAAGGCGGTGCCGAGCAGCAGCCAGCGGGCATGCCGGCCATCTGGTGGGAAAGCACCGAGGCGATCAAAGCCAAGGGTGACAGCCTGGGCGTCACGCCGGACGGGGACGAGCCTGCCCGTCGCTACATGTACCGCGTCTTCAAGGCGGCCGGGCCTGGCCCGTGGGTCGAGCGCGAGCTGGCCGCCGCATCGCGGATGAATGAATTCGAGTACGAACGGGTTTTCGCCTACTTCATGGGTGAGAAGCCGGCCAAGGCGCGCGACCTCGCGGGCGGCGGCAACCAACCGGGGAGGGGAGCATGAAGGCAGTCTTGTATTGGGTGAAAGCGGTCCTGATCGACATGGTTCTTTTTGGTCTTCTGGCCTACGGCGCGGCCGGCGGCGTTACCTGGGCGTTGAGCATTTTCCTGTTCTGGATGTGGACGATCACGGTCCTCAGTCTCCTGATCGGCCTCTTCGGGAACAAGACCTGGTTTCCGGTCTACCGGCCTGCGGGCATTCGGACGTATCGCATCCTCACTGAAATTGCATTCATCTCGGCGCTGGCCGGCTTGGGTTTGCAGGTTCTCGCAGCATGCCGATTCCTGGCAATGGTGGGGCTGCTCTCTGCGCGCACTCGCGAGCCCAAAGAAGGGGCGGCAGCATGAAAGTCGAATTGACTGAGGGCGGCCAGATGCAAGTGAGCGCCGAAACGCCCCTGGAGGCGTATGCGCTCAGCCACTGGACACGCAGCGCTCTGATCGAGCCGCCGGCGCAACTTGGTGGCGAGCACTGCCTCTGGCGCGGTTCGGCGCTGATCGTGAATGCGGGCTTCGAGGGGCGGTGATGGCAGATGCGAACGGACGAGCAATACCGGCACGAGTGCGAGGTGCGCACGGTAGCCAAGTGGCAGGGGCTGGAAATAGCCGACTACCTGCGGTTGGTGGAAAAGCACCGCGGGCGGCCGGCAGCGGATCGCCTTCACTCCGACGTCCGAAAGGCCCGGCAGGCGCTCCGGGCAAATACGGCAACAAGCGGGTCGAGTTCGAAGGCCTGATGTTCGACAGCCTGCGCGAGCTGGCCCGCTACCAACAGTTGAAGGTGCTGCAGGTGTCCGGAGCGATTTCCCAACTGCGCTGCCAGGTGCCTTTCGAGTTGGCTCCGGGCGTGGTGATCAATGGTCGCCGTCGTCCGCCGCTCCGTTATGTGGCCGATTTCGTCTACCGCGAAAAGGGTTCCCCGCTCGACACGATCGAGGATGTCAAGGGCGCCGTGACCGAGGCGTACCGCATCAAGCGTCACCTGATGGTGGCGGCAGGGTTTGTGATCAAGGAGATCCGCTGATGGCTGGAAAGAAGAGGGGCGCCCACGCGGTGGGCAGCATGGAAGAGCGGATCTTGGCGCTCGTGAACGGCAATCCGGACATCACACGTACCCGCAGCCAGATGGCGAAGGTGCTCCGCTGCCCGGTCGACGAGATGCGCGGCCCGTTGGATGCGCTGGTTGAGCGGGGTTTGATCACCCGCAGCAGCATTGGCTCGAATCTGATTTTCTCGGCGAAGCGCGAGCGCACTCAGCGGATCCCTGACCGCATCGTAGGGAAGGGGGAGCTGAAGGGAGACTACAACGGCGCCATGCGGCATTGGGACCTTTGCATGGGGATTCGCCGGTGATCCATCCGAGCTACATGTATCACGACACGCCAGAGGAAATCGCGATCCGGCATGAGCGTGAGCGCGCCCGAGCAGATAGAGCCTGCGGCAACTGCGCAAACCGGTCTCCTTTCGAGATCAACGGAGAGCGCGTGAGGGAATGCAAATTCAAGCGGCGGACGTACGGGTTCCGCTGCGATCTGTTTGAGAGGGAGGCCGCGTGAGTGACGACCAGCTGAAGACTGACGACCAGGCGCTGCATGCCTACTGCCTGGATTGGGTGCGCTGGTGCCGCACGCGCCGGTTTCTTGCGCCGCCGGTTCCTTCGATGCTGCTGGCGCGCTTGCAGCCGCGCACCGGCAGTGGCCGTGAGCCAAACGGCCCGATGGATGCTGACATCTCGTTTTTCAACATGGCGATTCACGGCCTGGCTGAGTCGTACCCGCACGAATACGTTTGCTTCGCGATCTTCTACCTGCACGAAGCGACAAACATCAAGGCGGTGGTCGCCGACATGAACATCGGCCGTCAGACGTTCTATGACCGCGTGAAGCGGTTCGCCAAGCGCGCGAAGGTCATGACGCCGGCCATCCGGAAGATCCACATGGAGCACACCGCGCCGGAGGAAGGCCAAGCTGGCCGGCTGGCGCCTATCCAGAAGAACGAGGAGCGTGACAATGCAGACCAATAATCGGCTCTCCGGAAGTTTCAGTGGAAAGAGGTCACTCGATGACGAGTAACAGAATGTGGAATGGAGGCGCAGTCCATGCATGACCCATTCGCCCTGACCGGTCCGGCGTGCATCAGCTTCAGCGGTGGCCGGTCCAGCGCATACATGCTCTGGAAGGTCTTGGAGTCTCACGGCGGGAAACTGCCTTCGGACTCGGTGGCCGTGTTCGCGAACACGGGCAAGGAGGACCCGCGCACTCTCGAATTCGTCCAGAACTGTGGAAATCGCTGGGGCGTACCGGTTCGATGGCTGGAATACAGCGACACCGGCCTCGGCTTCAGGGAGGTGGACTTCTATACGGCCAGTCGTCACGGGGAACCCTTTGACGCCCTCATCGACCGGAAGAAATACCTGCCAAACGCGGTGACTCGATTCTGTACGGCGGAACTGAAGATAAAGCCCATCAACGCTTGGTTGATGCATCAGGGCTGGAGCGACTTCGACATGCTGGTTGGCATTCGTGCTGACGAACCCGCACGGATTGCCAAGATGCCGCACCTGCACAAGCCCCTGGCGATGACAGGCGTGACGAAGCAGTTCGTTAAGGCATGGTGGAAGGAACAGCCGTTCAACCTGCAGGCGGAGGATGGCAACTGCGACCTGTGCTTCAACAAGGGGGTTCCGGAGCTGATGAGCAGCATTCGGAAGAGCCCCGAGAAGGCGGTTTGGTGGGCACGGGCTGAAGAGCGCATCGGCGCCACGTTCGCCAAGAACCGGCCCAGTTATGCACAGATGCGGCGGAACGCCTTAGACCAGGCTGACATGCTTGGCTACGAGGACGAAGCTATCGCGTGTTTTTGCGGGGATTGAGGTATGCCGCTACAGATTCGCATATCCAGGGACCAGGACGCTGTGGGCGTCATCCATCGGCAAACCGAAGCGTCTACGGCAGTTGTCGCAGGCCGAGCGCAACAGCGAGCGTTGGCCGCGAGAAACCGCCGGCAATGCCGCCTTCCTGACCAACGGCATAAAGAACAGGCCCAGACAGCTCTCGCAGGTCTCGTAAATGCTCAGGTGCGGCGGGAACAAGGGTCTGAATCCGCGTATTTTCGGCACGTTCTGGATGCCTGTCGGACGGAACAACAGGCGTGCACGCAAGACGGGGAAGGTGTATCCCCTGCCGGCGCGATTGACCGCCTTTGCCACCCCGTTCAGCGCCTCGGTGTATCCGTTGCTGATGGGGTGGTCAAAGTAGGCGAGGATTTCCGTGCGCCAGTTTCTCATCGCCGTCAGCAGGACTTTGAAGTCCGGTTTGATGGGCGCGGGGACGCTTGCAGCAAAGGCGTCATAGGCGGCCACGGCTTCAGCCTTGGGCAGCGTGTAAATGGCGTAGAAGGCTTCCTTCAGTTCGTAGGCGGCCTTCATCTCGGGCTCATTTTCCAGCCAGATGTCACGGGTGAGGCGGTCCTGTTCGGACAGGCTTGCTTCTCGCTTGTTCAGGACATGTCTCGACCGGACGCCGTGCCGCCGCAAGCCTTTGCTCTTCTGCTTGCCAAGGCGGATTCGTACGCGCTCCATGCAGTAGTTGGCCATTCGCACGACGTGGAACTTGTCGATGACAACCGGGACGCCTGGGAAGTACTCGTCCGCCAGGTCGCGGTATGGGCGCCACATGTCGATGGCGATTCCCTTCACCATCGAACGGTCCTGGAACCGATTGAGCCAGTTGGTGATGGTCGCCTTGTCGCGTCCCTCAAGCATCTCAATTGGGCGGCGTCGGCCGATGTCAGTGATGACGCAGCGCATCTTCCCTTGGATTTGGGTTTCATCGATGCCAAGCCATTCTGGAAGCTGCGGCAGGTAGCCGTTGTCCGCCCAGGCGATGTGCTCGGCTGCCAGGGAGCGAACGGTTTTCTCGTCGCAACCAACGTGGTCAGCTACCCGGATGAAGGTGTCCAGCATCGCTTGATGCTTGATGTAGTGGGCGCAACGCTCTGTCATCCGCCAGCCGTCCACTACGCCGCCCAGAGGCTGTTTGAAGGTCTTGGCGCAGTCTCGGCACTTGAGCCGCTGCACGGCGGCTATCGCGATTGACGCAGCTGGGATCGGCTGGGTAGGAGGAAGAGGATGAAAGCGAAACCACTCAACACCGCCAGCATCGCGCCGAATCTCTTCTGCAATTCCTGCGGCTGGCCAATCATCCACGCGTGCTGCAACGACGAGATGAGTAACGAGCCATGGGGCACCGATTATTGGGGCTACTGCTCAAACAAGGGGTGTGTGAACCACGATGGCCAGGCATGGGATCAAGATGGGCTTGATTTCGCATTCAGTCCTGAGGCGCAGCGAGATGCCGAATGAGATACAAGCTTGAGGTGATGGGGCTCTCAATGGTGCCCTTTGAGTCTAGGCTGCTGAGCGAGGCCGAATTCGATGACGTCTCCGATCTTCGAGACGCAGTATTCAACGCGTTCTCCTCGGATCAAGTCAATCACGTTTGGATTGCGCTAAATGGCGAACGCCGGATTGTGACGAACTGTGCTCAGTTCCAGCACGAATACATGCAAGATATGCCGACGGTGGCTAGCTAGGAAGCGGGATGGACGAACCCACACTCGAGCAAGTAATCGAAGGCTATCGCCGCCTTCCGCTAAGCATTGAAGAGCGCGCGGCGGGCATAGCGCGCCATTTATCACGCGGGACGGCGGCAGTAGCCGTTGAGCGCATAGACGGCACGGTTGCGCACTTCCTGCAACAGACCATGCTCGAAAATCCCATGTTCCACTTGAGCGGCGGCATGGGCAACCCACATCGATTTGAAGTCAGCAGGTTTGAGATTGATATGGCGCCCCCCGGGGCGCCCTAGGAGGGGGAGATGGAAGTCAATTATGGCGAAGGCAAGACCGAGTTCGGCCCAGGCGTGAGCATTGAGCTGACCGGCGATGAGGTTGCGACTGCGATCGACGCCTATCTTGTGGCGCACCGTATCCATGTTAGCGGGCCGCGCACGGTGAGAGTCAACGGCGAGCTTTGCAGTTACGGACGCGTGTACGTCGACCCAAGCGGCTTTGCCATCGCAGACGGAACACGGTTTTCTGGGCGAGGCCCCAACTCGCCGTAGTGTGAGCATATGCATGCCCGGACAACTGTGTACGGAAAAATCCGTACAAAATAGTTCTGGAAAGGCCCGTACAAATCAGCCTAAAATCGGCCTCAATTCGATAGTCTGAATCAGTGTCTCTAAAGCCCGCGCGATGCAAATCAGCGGGCTTTTTGCGTTGGAGTGCGCCATGTTCATGCCCACCTACTACTTCCTGTTGTGCGGCATCTGGATGCAATCCTTTATGGTGCCGTGGGTTTGCTAGGAGCCCCTTCAGCGAAGCCGCAGACCACCGGCATTGCTGGCTAAGCGTGCCCCATCTATCGCGCGGGTGCATCGGTTGGCGGTTTCGCTGAGGGAACTCCTTCAGTACCTCAAGATCATTTGCGGGTTTGGCCGAGTGGTCATGCGCCAGCCTTCCAAGCTGTGTACGCCGGTTCAATTCCGGCAATCCGCTCCAGAGCACTGACGTGTCTCCTCCTCGGGTTTGCGCCCGCTTTCGCCCGGCCTGCTTCGGTAGGCTGGACACCGCCACCCCGCATCAGCGTGCCGGCATGGGCCGACACTTATCGGAAGCTGGCCAAGGAGGCCGGCAGCACATCGGGGAACTGGTCGACGTCGACGGTTGAGGTTGCGCGGGGGCCGATGCTCGCGGTGACGGAGCCAGGCGTCCACGTGATCACCACGATGGTGAGCACGCAGCTGCTGAAGACCGCACTCCTCGAAAACGTCTTTGGCTACTTCGCGCACCTTGATCCGTGCCCGATCCTCCTGTTGCAGCCTAAAGAGGCCGCGGCAGAGCAGTTCAGTAAAGAGCGGATCAGCCCGATGATCCGGGTCACGCCTGCGCTGCGGGACCTGGTGGGAACGAGCAAGACGCGCAACGCGGATGAGACGTTGCTGTTCAAGGCGTTCCCTGGCGGCTTCCTCGCGCTGGCTGGCGCGGGTAGCCCGGACAACCTTGCGCGGCGTCCAGTTCGGGTAATCCTGGCTGACGAGGTGGACAAATACCCCGTCACCCGTGAAGGGGAGCCGATCGCGCTGGCTGAGGAGCGTACCGCCACCTTCGGTGTGAATTGGCTGTCTATCCGCGCCTGCTCGCCGACGGTCGAGGACGAAAGCCGTATCGAGGCGAGCTACAAGGAGTCGGACCAGCGGCGCGCGTCGCTGTCGTGCCCGCACTGCGGACACCGGATGTTCCCGGACTTCTTCAAGCACGTCGACTGGGAAAAGCGTCGTGATGACGCAGGCAACGTTGTCGAGCACTTCACGAAGACCGCGCGGATCGCTTGCGAGTGCTGCGGCGAGGTGTGGTCAGAAGGCGATCGCCTTCGTGCGCTTGCGTCGGCGAGGTGGCACCAGACCAAGGCGTTTGACTGCTGCGGCTCGCGGCACGTACCGCTTGATGCCTATGAGCGGTCCTGGCGCGGCCCAAATGATGAGCGCGAGGCCAACCCCGACGCCGCCGTCCTGGCTGTTTGGGATTGGTGGGAGAGCGACCGGCACGCCGTATATCGCGCAAAGTGCCCGGATTGCGGCAAGTGGGGTGTGGATAACGAGCATGCCGGCTTCCAAGCCAGCAAGCTCTACAGCCCGTGGCAGAAAGACAAGCCTTCTGACATCGCCGCCAAATGGGTGGCCGCCCACGCGGACGAAGACAAGAAGCAGACGTGGTGGAACACCCAGATGGGCATGCCTTACCGCCCGAACTCTGGGAAGGCGCTGCGCGTCGATGCACTGCTTTCGAAGTGCGAAACCTGGGCTGCCGAGGTTCCGGATGGTGTTGCCGTTGTAACGGCCGGGATTGACACGCAGGGTGACCGCTTCGAGGTTGAAATCGTCGGCTGGGGCCGGAACGAGGAAAGCTGGTCGATCGCCTACGAGGTGATTGAGGGTGACATGGAGTCGCCCGAGGTCTGGGAGCGATTGGATGCCCTCCTCAAGCGCATTTGGTATCGCGCGGATGGCCGAGGGTTTGAGGTTATGGCGGCGTGCCATGACTCTGGCGGTAATCACACGCAGAAGGTCTACGAGTTCTCGAAGGCACGGCTAGGCCGCCGCGTGTGGGCGATCAAAGGTGAGTCCGCCGTCAACGGGAAGCGGAACCCGATCTGGCCGGTAAAGAAGCCGAGCCGGAAGACAAAGGCGGCGTTCCGGCCAGTGATCATCGGCGTGAACACCGCCAAGGACACTATCCGCAACCGGCTGCATGCAGAAGCGCCAGGGCCTGGGTTCATGCACTTCCCGGCTGATCGCGACATCGGCTACTTCGAGCAGCTCACCTCTGAGCGGTCCGTGGTGAAGGTCGCCAACGGCCAGAAGTATCGGGTTTGGGAATTGCCGGCCGGCCGCGCCAATGAGGCGCTTGACTGCCGCGTCTACGCATATGCGGCGCTTTGTGGGCTGACGCACATCGGTCTGCAATTGAACAAGCGGGCAGACCAGGTTGCGCCCGCAGCTGACGCTTTAGCGCCGGCGCCGGTCGTCAGGTCGGAGGCTCCCGTCGCAGCATCCGCGCCGCAACCAGAAACAAGCACCCCGCAGGCGCGGGGCAGAAGCAAAAAACTCATCAGCCGACTGGCATAGGACGAAATGGCGATCACTGACGGAATGAGCACGGCGGATATGCAAAGCCGCCTGGCCGCGCTCCAGGCCGCCTATTTCGATTTGGCGGCTGGAGCGAAGGTCGTCACAGCATCCTATGCACAGGGAGACGGCTCGAAGTCGGTCACATATCGCCAAACCGAGTTGTCGGATATTCGAAACGCTATCTATGAACTTCAGATGGCGCTCAACCCGGGTACGTGCAATCCGCGTCGCGCGCGAAGGATTCGCTTCTGATGTCACTCATCGTCGATTCGAACGGCAAGCCTTTTGGAGATTTGCCGAACGGCGGCCGTGCGCGCGCTGACGACGGGCTGAACGGCACAGTCCTGTCCGTCCCTCCATATGGCAACGCATTTCCGTATGAAGCGTCGAGCCTGCAGACGCCGGAAATGGGTGACTGGCAGCCATGGATCCGATCGCCTGATTCCGAAATCAACCTGCACCGTGACCGCATGGTCGCGCGGCACCGCGATCTCGCACGGAATGACGGCTGGGCATCTGGCGGTATTACGCGCATCCTGGACAATACCGTCGGCGCGCATCTGCGGCTCTCGGCGAATCCGGACTATGTCGCCCTGTCGAGGTATACCAAGGGGTTCGACGCGATGTGGGCGGACGAATTTCGGCGGGCGGTTGAGGCGCTATGGCGCGGATTTGCAGATGATCTCCGGCACTACAACGATGTGTCGCGTGAGCTGACCGTCTCGCAGCAGTTTCGCCTGGGTTTGCGGCATAAATTGGTCGACGGCGAGAGCCTGTTTGTCACGTACTGGATGCCAGAGCGCATCGGCCGCGGCGCGGCGAAATACGCAACGGCATTTCTGCTGGTGGATCCGGATCGCTTGTCGAATCCGTACCAGATGCTGGACACGAAACACCTTCGTGGCGGCGTCGAGATCGATGACAACGGCGTGCCGGTCGCGTATCACATCCGCAAAGCCGAGCAGAACGACTGGTACAACGCCGTCGAATCGATGGTCTGGGAGCGCATCGAGCGCGAGGATCCGGACGGTTGGCGGCGGGTAGTCCACGACTTCGAGCGCGATCGAGCTGGGCAGCACCGAGGTATTGGTGTTTTCACCCCGATCCTGCGGTGCGCCAAGATGCTTGCGCGCTACTACGGCGTCGAGCTGCAGGCCGCAACCGTCGCGACGATCTTCGGAACGTACGTGACGAGCCCGTATGACCCGAAGATGGTTGAAGCGGCTCTCGACAACGACGACGAGGAGCTTAGCTACTACCAAGAGATGCGGGCGGACTGGGCG